TTGCAAAGATATTGTTTGTAAGAATATTGCCACTCACATCAAGCTCGGCATTTACATTGCAAGCGGGATTCTTACCAATAGCAAGGCCACCAGGATATATATAGGTATTACTTCTGAAAACAGACTGACCATTTACATCAAGAACAAAATTTGTACTTGCCTGTTGTATTTGACCTAGAGCAAGAGCACCATATAAACTAAAGGCCGTCACACGCTTTCCACTCGACAATAGTTCAAAGGCGTCAGGGGCAATATTATATGCTAGGCGCTTTGATTGCACCGAGCTAACAGTACTAATAAGTAATGGACTAATGCCTGCAAGTGTAGATTGAAGAGAACGGCTGAGAGTTTGTGAACTTACATAACCAAGTGTTCCTAAGCCAGCAATGGTGGAATAGACACCAAAGGGCACATAACTACAATTGAATGTCGTACTAAAGGTAGAAAGAGAAGTTCCATATGCGTTTACTGTACTTGCATAGTAAGTCGAGAGACCATATGTTGCTTGGTATGAATTTGTAGAAGTCAAGCCAATAGTACTATTATAAAAACTCGAAAATCCGGGAATATTTTCGATATATATGGTCGACCAATATGTTCCACCATTTCCATCAGCATAAAGGATATTTTGTGAACTAATTGCGGCATTATCAGACAAATTTCTGAAATACAGAGCCTTTGTTTGAATAATATCTACATTTATTCCTGTACGTCCTGACATAGGGTGCTATCTATCATTAGACACTAAAGAGAAGTCCGCCAAAACCATCAAGAATACGAAGAACATTGTGATTATGCGTATATACCGTGCATGTCATATCACCGCGAGTGTCTGTTGGGAATGGACCTACACTGTTATTCGGTGTTACTTGAAGTACAATGTTATAAATACGACTTGCATTAAGAGAACCAGAAGGCTGAAGATCCTCTGGTCTCAAGGCGAAACTGTAGTTGTAAATAAAGGAATTTACTGGAACAGTTGTGTGTCTTTGATAAGGCTGAACAAGTCGGAAATAACTGGCCACGCGCTTCTCAAATCTGTCTTGACCGTCTAGTTGAATAACAGCATCTGTCATAAGATCTGTTGGTACGGCGCCAGTATCATCAGAAGAAAGACTTGTCCAATTGAAGTGCTCGTTCTGAGCAAGAATCGAATTACGATGAAAGACCCATATGAATTCACGGCAGGGATGGTTGAAGTCTAGCTTGATGGTTGCAGAGGTGGCGGCGGATGTAATGGGAAATGGGTTCGTAGATTGAACTTGTTCAATAAGATATTCCATTGGTGTATTTACAAAACGGCGGCGTTCTTCAACATCCAAGAAGACGAAATCACCCCAAAGCTGGAGGTTTGTGAGTGAGGCTGCCTTAATCTGCCACGCGGGATTTGGAATACCAATACGATACCATAACTTACTTAGTGGGGCAATTGTCAAATTAAGACGTACTTGGTGATATTGAAGTGCTAAGAGTGGAAGGTATAGACCGGGATTCTTGTTAAACCAAAACCGAAGAGGGACATAGACCGTATAAGGACCCTTGATCGTAAGTGTTGGAAAGCCATCTTGTTCGCCGATCATTTCATTGAATCCCTCTTGTTGCGAGGACTGTGTCGTGAGCTTTGACCATATTTGCATCCATTCGCCAGTTTGCTTATCAATCTCCTGTTCCCCGATTAAAATGCTCATTTCTTCAATAAGAGCATGACCAATTGACTGTGTATAACCAACAGATGTTCCGTCGGTGAGAGTGATCGGAGGCAGGTCAAACACAAGAAAACAGTCACCTAACAAATCGCCTAGTCGCGGTATGACACATGATATTTTTTGACCAAAGTCTGCCTTGCCGTCAAAATACATACGCTGACTTTCAATCGCAAATGGACTATAACGACGATATACCATCTTGAACCATGTTACTTGAGGATTTCCGGTTAAGAAGGCATCTTGTTTTCCTGTTGCGACCAATTGAAGCAGACCTCCGCCCTGAGTCATTCTTCTTGGTATAGAGACTCTTCTTCTTTAGCCTGACCGCTAAGTAGAGGGGGTGAATGGCAGTAAATCTGCAATCGCTCGATATTGATTTACTTTCTGTTAGAAGAATTATTCCTTTTCAATATGATTATACACCTTATGGATCAAATGTAATGCTTGTTACAGATATAAACGGTCAGTTACAAGGGATTACTCTTGATCAATATTTCAGTACATTTGGAATCTTACAACCTAGCTCCATTGCACCGTATCTTCAAGATGCTCTTATAAGTACTACATATGGAAATACTTATAGTTCTATAAGTACAATAGCATATGTGACAAATAGTTCAATTGTACAATATCTTTTACCAAGTACAACTCGTTTTCTTTACAGTACTGTTTTAAGTACAACAATATCAAATACACAGCGTGTCGACGCGAATTTAAGCACACTTTCTTCGTATATTTTTTATAATAATACAAATACTGGAACAAGCTCATTAAGTACGAGCCTTGCCTCTCTTTCAAATATAACGACCAGGGGATTGTCGACCCTCAGCACAACTATCGGTCAAACGACTATTAGTACACTTTGTACCTTGAATATTGCAATTGTTAACGGATTTATAGCTAATAATACGGGTTTTGGTGTGAGTACTCTTAGTACAAGTTTGAGTCTGAATTTCAGTAGCATGTCTACCATTCTTTCTCGCGAGCCTATTGGCGTTAATGGTATATGTAGTCTTAGTACAGTTGTTTTTACCTATATAAGTAGTTCCAGTACTGGCCCAGGTCTTAGTAGTTTGAGTACCTTAGTATTTAGAAGATTCGAAGCTACAAATAGCAGTCGTGGACTTTCATCTCTTAGTACTGTTGTCAGCCAGTCAATAAGCTCCTTTAGCACTTCTATTGGTAAAACTGTGGCTGGTAGTTCAGGTGTTAGTTCACTAAGTACAGGCGTTGCGTCAAATATCTTTGTTCTTGGAGCATGGCAGGGAACTAGTACCTTGAGTACAAATATGTCTTATTTTTTCAGTTCATTTAGCACAGGTGTTGGTTCTTATCCACCAGCAATAAATGGTCTTTGTTCATTGGTCACTGTTGTTTCATTAGGCCTTAGTACAATTAGTTCTGGTGACGGCCTATCGTCCTTGAGTTCCTTTCTTGGACCTTCTATTAGTTCTGTCGATTCTAGTTTTGGCTTATCGACACTTAGCACAAATGTTAGTTATGGCTTGAGTTCCGTGAATGCGTCGCGTGGCGTATCAAGTCTTAGTACAAGTCTTAGTTATGGCTTGAGTTCTGTAAGTGGTTCACGTGGCTTATCTAGTCTAAGCACCAGCCTTAGTTATGGCTTGAGTAGTGTGGCTGGAGGACCTGGCATTAGTTCACTGAGTACAAATATGGCGGCTGGGTTTCTTTTGTCTGGTTCTGGAAATGGCCTTAGTACTGTTTCTAGTTATCTTGGATGCATTAGCACAATAGATCTGGAGTTCAGTGGATTCTTTGATTTCATAAGTTCTGTTAGACCTCTTCATAGATTTACCGATAAGCCATCTCTTGGCTTGAATTGCTATCCTGATGCGGCGGCGACCTTGGACGTGAATGGTCTGACGCAGTTTAGAAGTACGGTTTATCTAAATGGTGCGCAAATGGTAATTAATCGGCCCTATAATGGCGGTGCTCGCGCAGATCTTGATGTGAGTGGTAGCATAATTTCTGATAACTTATATGTGAATCAAATGGGTACTTTTGGAAATAGTGTAACTGCGCAAGTATTCTTGACACCGTCTGATATGAAGTTGAAAAAGAATATTAATATTATTGAAGATGCCTTGAGTACAATTCAGAAGATGCGTGGTGTAAGTTTCAATTGGATTGAGGGTGGCGATCCAGATATTGGGTGTATTGCACAAGAGATTCAAGGTGTTGTTCCTCTTATGGTAAAACAGGCTGATAATCATCTTGTTGTTGCTTATGAAAAACTTATACCCTTGCTTCTTGAAAGTATCAAGGAGTTGAATACAAGAGTGGCTGCTTTAGAAAGAAAATGAGTTCGTTATAAATAACATAATCTGTGGCCGTTCGTTATAAATAACATAATCTGTGGCCGTTCGTTATAAATAACCGAATCTGAGCGTTGATTCTGTGAGATAAAGAACTAGATAAGTCAATTAGGATGCGCCGCGGTGGTGGCAGAATACAACTTGTCTATATTGGCAAGGAGGATGGTTTTCTTACTGGAAATCCAAAAGTAAGTTTCTTCCGATTTATCTATAGAAGACATACTAATTTTGCAACTGAAAGTATTCGCATGTATTTCAATGGAAATCCCGATTTTGGCCAGAAATTCACTGTCTTCTTCCCACGCTTTGGAGATCTTATTGGGTCAATGTTCTTAATTGTTGATTTACCACCACTTATTTTGGAAAATGGTCAAACAATTGGATACACAAATTCTATTGGAAATGCTCTTATTGAGGATATGCGATTAATGATCGGTGAGACAGAGATTGATAGACACGATGGCATGTGGGAATTTATTTGGAATAACATCACTTTGAGTAATAATAAGAAAAAAGTTTATCAACAAATGGTTGGTCAATACGATGGTAATCCTATGTTTACAACACTGGGGCCTTATCGCCTCCATATTCCTCTTACATTTTGGTTTAATAAGGATCCCGGTCAGTACTTGCCGTTAATTGCTTTACAATATCACCAGGTACAGATACAATTTAAATTCAGGAGTGCGGTGGATTTGATATATAGTATCAATATTGAAAATAAGAATGTATGTGGTCTTAAACTAAAAAATCCTAATTTGAGGCTCACTAATGTTGAATTGTGGGGAGATTATGTGTTCTTAGATAACGAGGAGCGTCGCCGTTTCGTCAGTAAACCAATAGATTATCTTATTGAACAAGTTCAAATTATTGAACCATTTCCTATTGATCAAAATAAGGCGAGTGTTAGTATACCGCTTGTTATCAATAATCCTATAAAGGAATTGTTTTGGGTTTTCCGTCGCAATGTGATGCAAAATACGCACGAATATTTTAACTTTACGAGTCTTGGTGCAAATGAAGCTGGAACACTTGGAGATCTTATGACGAAGGCTCTTATTCAATTGGATGGTCAAGATCGTTTTGAGGCCCGTGATGGAAAATATTTTCGCCTAATTCAGCCATACCAACATCACACTGCAATTCCCAATACATTTTACATATATACTTATAGTTTTGCATTGAGGCCAGAGGAAATACAGCCAAGTGGTACGCTAAATGCTAGTCGATTTGAAGATATTCGTATACAGGTTGATACTGCGACATGTCCTGATCCCTTGACTAAAAAGCTGCGTGGTAATATGACATTTTACTCATATGCTCTTGGATATAATGTATTACGGATTACTCAGGGTTATGGCGGTCTGTTGTTCGCGAATTAATTGGCCCAAAGGGCCAATTAATGAGCCTTTTGTCTCCTTTAGGAGACAAAACGCGAATTAGGCGACTAACGGTCGACTAATAGGCGTCGCAATTTCTGAAGGCATTTCACAACCTTGAACAGGATGAGTGCTGGCGAACCGCCAATAACCAATGAAAACTATAAAAGAGATCCTCCGAATTTGGCAAGTAAAGGAGATGTCTCTACTACAAATGAAAACTATAGAAAAGATCCCCCGAATTTGGCAACTGCTGTGAATAATGCAAATCCTGCAAGTCCTATAAATAGCACAAATAATGTAAGTGAACCAAACCTATCATACGCACATACTGGTTCAGGATACTGGGGCGGATCATACTATCCTTATTGGTCTCTAATGCTTATAACTGTACTATTTGGATTCTTTGGTGTTGATCATTTCTTTTTAAGAAGTCCGCGATCTGGTCTATTAAAAGCTTTTATTAATATATTTACACTTGGTTCGTGGTGGATATATGATATTATACAAATCTTTCGCGATAAGGAAACTGTTTTGAAATCTGGATTGAATATCCCCGCCCTTGGTCCAGCAGGTATAGCAGCTGGTGTATTTACCGATAGGCCAGGTTCAGGAAAGGAACCAGTAAAAAGTCCATGGCTTTATTTGTTATATTTGTTAGTTGCAATATTTCCTTATAGTCTTGGCATTGACAGTTTTATTGCTGGCGATGTCTTCGGTGGATTGTTTAAGTTAACAGG